AATAAAAAGGAATATAAAACAAAATTAAATATTGATATGTTTGATAATTTTGAAAATATGATTAATTGTGTAATTCCACGAAATTATTGTTTTTATATTGCAAAGCGTATGGGATTTGATTATTTTGCAGAATTAGATGATGATTATAATTCAATTCAATTTCGAATACCTGACTATACAAAACAAAAACTTTATTGTAAAGATATTTCTAATTTTGACAATATAATTGATATTCATCTTAATTTCTTGGAAAACACACCAACCGTGAGTTTAGCATTTGCACAAGGTGGAGATTATATTGGAGGAATAAATTCACGATTAATTACACAACAATATCGCCGAAAATCAATGAATTTCATATTTCATAAAACAAACCGTCCAGTAAAATATATGGGAACACTTAATGATGATGTAACAGCATATACACACGGGGGAAGTATTGGCGAAATATATTTAACATTTTCACACCTTAATGTACATCAAACACCAACACAACAACAAAAAGGTGGCTTAACAGATGCATACCAAGATGGAACATATTTAAAATCAATATATTCACTTCTTCCAAGTCCAAGACAAATAAAAATCACATATCTCCCTGGAATGAACAGAATACATCATTTAATACAATGGAAATATGTTACACCATGTATACTAAATCAAAAATACAAGAAATGAAGGTAGATAATAATGTTAAAAAAAGAAGTACAAAACAAATTTAATACTGACCACAATAAATATAATACATTTCCACGAAATTTTCACATAGAATTAACATTTGGCTGTAATAATAAATGTAAAATGTGTTATAAACAAGTACTAACAAAAAAATCACCCGAATATATGCCAATAACACTAGCAAAAACAATAGCACAAAAAATAAAAACATCAAACCCCCGTAAACATGATTTATACATTAAATTTGCATTAAGAGGCGAACCAACACTAAATCCAAACTGGCTAGAAATAACAAAAATATTTCACAAAGAATTACCCTACGCAACAATAGTAATATTCACAAACGGAAACACACTAACAAATAATAAAATAAAACAATACTTCAAGAATGGAGGCACACTAATATACCTCGACTGTTACAATAACACATATAATAAATACAAAAACAAATTTAAACAATTCAACATATACGATTGGTACAACACACAAAAAACAATGTACAACATAAAACCAGAAGAAACACCAGCAATACTATTAATCAATGACATACAACAACGAAGCGGAGAATTAAACACAAGAATACTAACAAACATGGCAGGAAACAGTCAACTAAAAAAACCACTAAAAAAACCATTAAACCAACCATGCCTACGACCATTCAGAGACATAACAATATTCTACAATGGACTAATACCATTATGCTGCAGTGACGCAGCAATACAATACAAACTCGGACAAATACAAAAAATACAAAACCTACAACAATGGTACACAACAAACAAAAAACTACAACAAATAAAAAAACAATTAACACACGGACAACGCAAAACAAAACCATGCACAGTATGCGATTACAACGGACTATAAAAAAAATACTAAAATGATACCAAAATTAGACCAAATTAGACCAAATTAGACCAAAACGGTAAATTTTTTTTCTATTTCAACAACAATTACAAAAAAAAATAATGGAGCAGTGAAATTATTACAGAGCAAGATTGGAATTACCCTTATACTGATAATAAAGTACATGAATCAGGAAAAGCGTTTTATTGTTTTAAAGTGTATTGTTTTCAAGGAGTAGAACGTAGTTTGGATAAGACTCGGCAGTTATTAGATGATAAACATGGAATGAGTGTTAGTATACAGATATTGAAACAGTATTCTAGTAAATATCATTGGTCTGAACGTGCTAATAAGTATGATGAGTATCAAGCGTATCAATTACAAAAAGAACATGAAAAAGAACAAGTTGAGTATTTTAATAAACGTAAAAAAATGTTAGAAGCTTATCATACCGCGACTGATGCAACACTTAATGAATTAATGATTGATTTAGGAATTATTGAAAATAAAGAAACAGGACGTATTGAAAAAAATAAGTATATTAAAACAACAAGTGTTGCAAATAGTCTTAGTAAATTATGTGAGGCAAATTTAATAAATACCCGTTTAGGTCTTCGTTTACTTGGTTTACCTGAAACTATACGGGATACTCAGGATATTACTGTTGATGGTAATCTTAATACTGAAAATAAAACTATACAAACAAATACAGTATATAATGTAGATAAGACAAGTAAAGAATTCTTTGAAAAACAATTAGAATATATAGATAAAATGATACAAAAATCAAAAGAAAATAATGCAACACAAAATAATCAAAGAAACGATTAATTAAACATAAATGAATACTATGATACAATTAAATAATACACAACAAAATAAAAATAATTACATTCCTGCAACCGACAACCTAGCGTATTGGGGATACTTTATAAATAATGGATATTGGTATCCACGTCCCTTTGATAAATTAATTATTAAATTATTATACTACGCTGAAATGGGTAAAGTAACAAAAATATTACTTAGTGTACCCTCAAGGCATGGTAAAAGTACGTTAATCTCAAAAATATTTGCTAGTTACTATTTATGTAAATATCCAAACGATAAAATTATACTAAGTAGTTACAGTCAAGACTTAGCAAGTGAATTTGGTGGTGAAGTAAAAAATATAATTAATTATTATGGACAATACACACAAAATGCACCTGAACTACGAAATGATAGTAAAGCAAAACATAAATTTAACCTAGCCCCGCCATATACTGGGCAAATGTTAGCAGTAGGTGCAGCTGGTAGTATTCTTGGATTTGGTGCTAATCTTTTTATTATTGATGATCCGATTAAAAATATTGCTGAAGCAGAAAGTATAACAATACAAAATAAACTTCATAATTGGTTTAGGGGTACTGCAACAACACGATTAGAACAAAGACCAAATGGTAAACCTCCAATAATGATTGTAATAGCTCAACGACTTAATACACATGATTTACAAGGATTAATTAAAGAAAATGAACCATATATTCCAGCAAAAGAAGCTTTAACATTACTAGACAAGGATAAAACAATTCAAAGTGATACATGGGTTGATATGAATTTACAAGCAATATGTACTAATCCTGAAACTGACCCTCTTGGACGAAAAAAAGGAGAAGTATTATGGCAGGAACATTATAATTATAATACTTTAATGACGAAAAAAAAGTCAATGGGTAGTTATTTATTTAATGCAGTATATCAGGGTGAACCTGTTGAGTTAGATGGTGAATTATACTTATATGATTGGTTTTTTAATGAAAATGGTGATTATATTTGTACAGTTACACTTAATGAATTTAATGAACTTGTTGGAAATAATGGTTCTTATTGTCGTGTATGGGATTTAGCAGCAAGTAATAAAAATAAAAATATTACTGAACGGAAACGGGAACAAACAGATGAAGTATGTGGTATGCTTTCATGTTATTATAATGATATTATTTATCTTATGCCAAATCCAATTAATAATCGTTTTACTCCACTTCATCTTGAAGAAATTGTACGAAATACAACATTAAATGATGGAAAATATATTACTCCTATTATTGAGGGTGAACCAGGGAGTCATAGTAATATATGGTTAGCTAAATTACAAAGAGATGTAAGAAAACAAGGAATACATCTTAAAATACAAAAACCACTTGGTAGTAAAGTAAATCGTAGTCATCAAGCAAGAGCAGCATTTGAGGGACATAGAATTAAATTTGTATATAATCCAAGGGGTAATAATGCATGGATTAAGAAAAGTATTACGCAATTAATTAGTTTTGATGGTGATGATAAAAAACACGATGATATAGTTGATGCTATTCAATATACAGCGATGCACTGGGAGAAACCAAAACCACGTATAAACATATACTAAAAATTAAACATTGTTCAATACAAAAAATAAAAATACCGGCATTTCCTTTCATGGTGTTCAAAAAATAATAAAAAAGTATGAACAAACAAACAATAAATAAAAGAATAATATAGTAAATGTGATAAAATGAAAAATGAAATAACAAATGAAAAAGAACTACTAGCAAGTAGTTATCTAGTAACAGTTGATGATTATGATACATATAATAATCCATCACTAATTGACCGTGCTACATTTTCACAATTTGCTTTTAAAAATGGTAGTTTTAACAAGTCAGCACAAATTAATTACGAACAATGGAATGGATTTAAAACACCAGAGTATCCTCTTGATTTTCTAAGTGGATTACTACGTATTAATGTATTTCATGAACAATGCTGTGATGTAATAAGTCAAAGTGTAATTAATCATGGTTGGGATATTGTTCCACGTGCAAATCTTGACCATGAACCAAATCCACACGAGAAACAAGTAGCATTAGACTTTATACATAAATTAACACGTGAATTTACAACAATAGTACAAGAACTACTATATGATTATGAAGCATTAGGTGTTGCAGGAATTGAAATAATACGTGATAAAACGACTGGATTACCTTGTGACCTTCAACGATTTAATGTAACATATAGTAAATTACATAATGATAATATCCGTATAAAACAAGAAAAAAATGGATATGTATCATGGTTTATACTATATGGTGAAAATTATGATGAAAATGGTGTACAATTTGATGTTAAAAGTAGTGATGGAACAATAGGACCACTTGGAAGTTTTGGTAATGATACAGCACATGAAGTAATTTGGATTACAAAATATAAAACAGATGCTGTAAACTATGGAAGTGCAAAAATAACAACTGTTCTTGACACATTAAAAAGTGAAATTGGTAGAGCAACATTTAATAATAAATTCTTTGAAAATTATGGTCTTCCAGCTTTTGCAGTAACAATTAGTGGTGATTTTCAAGATTATGAGGAAGAAGAATTTTTTGAAGATGGTACACGTAATCCAAATTTTGATATTAAACGTACACTACGTTATAATGTTGCAAGACAAATAAAAGAAGTAATTAAGAACCCACATAGTGCTGTAGTACTTAGTGTTCCAACTTTTAATGAAACACCAGCGGATATTAAATTTACTCCTCTTAGTAATGATATAAAAGAAGCTAGTTTCCGGTTACTACGTCAAGATGATAAAGAAGAAATATGTGCAGCGCATGGAATGAGTAGTGATTTAATTGGTACTACTAAAACAGGTAGTCTTGGGGGAAATACTGCATTAGCTGATAATGAGGGATTTGTAGAACGTGTAATACAACCGTTACAAAAATTAATTGAAGAAAGAATAAATACACTATTCAGAATAGAATTTGAAATATATGATTGGGTTATTAGTTTAAATCAAATCCGTAAATCTGATAAAAATGATAAAATAAACCGTATTGTAACACTTGTTGATAATGGATTACTTACACGGTATGAAGCAATAGAATTAATTGGTGATGAATATGGAGCAACAGCAGACCCAAATAATCAATTATTAAAAGAATATACTATTCATGGAATACCAGAAAAACAAGTATTTCAAGAGTATCTCCCCGAAAACGAGTCGAGTAATGATGGAATGTTAAATATACTAGAACAACGGTTATTAAAACAATATAATCAAATAAAAGAAAGTGATACAAGTGATGGAAACAAAACAAATACAAGCATTAGCAATAAAAACAAGACAAGCACGAAAAATTTATCATTCATACAAAAAATATTCAAAAAAGAATTTAACAATTGAAACAAAACTTGAATTACAATTACAAAACTTTTTCAAAAAGGTAGGCAATGAAATTATAACAGAATATAAAAAAATAGAGCCTAACATGTATATAACACAAGACTTTCAAAAAAAAATTAATACGATACTACAAAAAAACAACGAAGCATATAAGCAAATACTACAACAAAATTTAAGCGATGCATATACTGTAGGGTATCATCAAGCAAATGAATTATCAAAAACAATCGAAGAACAAGTAATAACAAATCATATAATAAATAATGAAATAAATACAAAAGGATTTATTGACACATTAAAAACACATTACAATAAAATAAAAAACAAACTTAAAAAACCAACAATACTACAACCATCTAAACAAAAACCACATGGAAAAATACTATTTGAAACACATATTAAAGAAGAAACAATAGAATACCTTGAAAAAACAGTATTTAAGGGTAGTGAAAGTACCCTCAAACGGATAGGTGAACGATTATTTAAAATAATTAAAGAAACAAGTGAAATTAAAGGAAAAGGAATAAATGATGTAGCAAAAGAAATACAAAAAGAATATACACAATTAAGCAAAACAGAAGCAAAAAGAATAGCACGAACAGAAGCAAATAAAGCAAAAGAAACAGCAAATTACTCACAACTCCTAAATGATGAAACAATAGAATACGTACAATGGATAACAGCAGATGATGACCGTGTACGTGAAAGTCATGAAGAACAAAATGGAATGATAACACGTATAGGTAATACTTTCCCGAATGGTTGTATTTATCCATCGGATCCAAATGCAGAACCAAGTGAAAGTATTAATTGTCGGTGTACACTTGTTGCATATTATTTTAATGTAAATGAAACAGCACCCGTTGGTATTGATTGTTTTTTTGAAGATGATATTGTTACAATAGAAAATAATACAAATCCTGATACATATGATAATATTGTGTCAATGATATTACAAAAATAATAATGGGAGATGTTTATAATACAAGTAAATACAAATAAACAAGACTCAATTACAGTAACAGGTCCTGTATTTTTACCATACACTCCTGATTGTGATTATAAAAATGGTGAAGAATTATTAACCCCCGAAAAAATTAAATATTTAGCATCTAGTTTTAAAAATTATGGTATTATTGATTATGAACATCAATTCACACTTAAAAACAAGCCTTACTATTTAAAAACCGTTGGAGAACCTGTTAAATTATGGATAAGTAATAAAACACATACTTATACTGATGTTACAGGTACAGTTCAAAAAATACCTCCTGGTTCACTTTGGCTTACGTGTAAAATAACTGAACCTTCTGCAATGAAAGCAATACAAGAAAAAAAATTAACTGCATATAGTGCAACAACTGCAAATAAAGAATATGCAAATAAATTAATAAATATTCTTAAAAGCAGTAATTCTTTTAAATTTGATATAAGCTCTGATGTACATAAATATGCAGAACAAATTAGTATTAAACGTACACTTATTAAAGATATTATTGACCCAGTATTGTTTACTGTTACTTTAACAAGTTTTCCTTGTGTTGCTGGAGCTAAATTTTGTGAGTCTTGTTTAAGTAATAATAATACTAATAGTTTTAAAACATTTAATGTAATTGGAGATGATAATATGGATGAACAATCTTTTAAAGAAAAATTTATTAATGATATTGAATCTGCGTTTAAATCAGTACTTGAATCGTTTAAGTCTGAAGGCGTAGTAGAAGAAAATGACCCAGTAGAAAATGACCCAGTAGAAAATGACCCAATAGAAAATGACCCAGTAGAAAATGACCCAGTAGAAAATGACCCAATAGAAAATGACCCAATAGAAAATGACCCAGTAGAAAATGACCCAATAGAAACAGACCCAGTAGAAAATGACCCAGTAGAAAATGACCCAATAGAAAATGACCCAATAGAAACAGACCCAATAGAAACAGACCCAATAGAAACAGACCCAATAGAAACAGACCCAGTAGAAACAGACCCAATAGAAACAGACCCAAAACCGAATCCGAGTAACAAACATAATCCACTTAAACACCACCAAAAAAATAGAAAATCAAAAAGAAAAATAAGCAATAAAAGTAACCAAGTTCCAAACGGAAATGATGGAATAAAAGGAGGAAATAAAATGACAAACAAAACAAAAATAAATGAAATACAATACATAAACGATATAGTAAACGGTAATTTAAGTGGAAAAAGCATAAATGATTATGAAATAACTTATGATGGATTACCAATTATTCCTGCATTTAAAAATGAAGCAATACTTTCACACGTATTTGATGAAGATGCAAGAAGTGCTTTTAAAGCATCATTCACTGAAGAAAATACAAATAAAGTAATACTTAATACAGAATTATTTGCACAATATATACGTAAACTTATATTATCTGACCCTATTCTTACTGATTCAACTTATCATACAGTTTATGGTGAAAGTGAAGATATATATGCAATAGGAATAGGAGATAACATTACACAAGATGGTATAAGTAATGAAAATTATTATTTTGATAATGAAAATATTACTGATGCTGATTTAAACATTGCAACAGATAAATTAAGACCAGTCCCACAAAGAGCAAAACTACACCTTTCTGATAGACAAATAAGAAACAATATATATGGTCAAGACCTTCTTTCAAGTGCATTAGACCTTACACGTGACGCTTTTAATCGTGGTGTAAGTCTTGCAAGAATATATGGTGATACAAAAGCAACAAGTGTATCAGATAAACAATTTACCCGTCGTGATGGTCTTCTTAAACGTGCAGGACAACAATTAAAATCAGGAACTGATTTTAAAGCAACTGATAGATTAAGCAGAGTATTTGAAACAATGTTTTATTCATTACCTGAGGAAGCTCAAAATCCAGCTGATTATGTATTTTATGTACCGACAAATGTATATCGTGCATATTATAATGAATTCCTTTTCAAATCACAAGATACTTACGTGGATATTGTAACACAACGTGTTCCTATTTATTGGCAGGATATTCCAATTAAAGTAAGTCCTACATTAAATAATACATATGCTAGAAACAATTTATTTGGTAAAAAAGCTGGTATTTTATTAACTAATCCTAAAAATACTCATTTTGGTGTTGGTCGTTCATTTACAATTGAACCAGAACGTATGGCTTCTACAAGTAGTACTAAATATTGGTATACTATGGATTCTGATAGTTTATATGCTCTTCCAGAGTATGCTGTTGTTGCAACATATGCTGATGCTGAATATAAAGAGTTACCACACGCTTTTGAAACAGTAACTACTAGTGGTGGAAGTTCATCAACTGGTGGAACTGGAGACTCACCATAAAAAAACACGGATAATATAAACATGATAGGGGGTATATAATGACGTTATATTGTACAAGTGAAGATGTAATTAACTTCACCCAAATAACCCCTGTTAAACTAGGGATAGATACAAAAAAAGAACCAAACAAACTAGAAACAATAATAACAAAATGGATACAACACGCATCAAGTCTTATAGACCAATACACAAAAAATCCAAAAAAAGAAAATGAAATCCCACCCGTATATGAAAATGTATGTATACGAATAACAGCTCATATGATAGCAGCCGCAGAAACATATAAAAATACTAGTCTTGTTAGAATAAATGATTGGACTGTACGTACTGTTCCAACAGAAATTTTTAGTCAAGCAGAAAAAGATGATTTAGAAACATTTGTTATAGAAACAGTAAATAAACGTAATAGTACTATTAATATGATAACAATAAGTGGAGATGGCTATTTTGAAGGTAATGATAAATTTAAGTGGGATTAATAAACTACAACTTGGAAATAATACTCAAAAAGTCAAACAACGTTTCACAAAAAAATGTGGAAATACACTTAGAAGTAAAGTAATAAAAAGAACACCTGTTGACAATGGACAACTCAGAAAATCATGGGACCTTACAATAACAGAAAAAGAAGTAATATTACAAAACAATAAAGAATATGCAATGTATGTAGAAACAGGAACTGGTCTTTATGGTCCACGTAAAGCTCCAATTTTTCCTAAATCTGCTCCATTTCTTCAATTTGAAATTGATGGTGAAATTATTCGATGTCTTAGTACTAAAGGAATGAAAGGTGTACATATGGCAGAAAAAGGAGTTAATGATTTAGAAAAAGAATTACCAAATCTTCTTCAACAAAGTATAACAGAAGTGATACAATGACACGGTATACAAATATTGTTAATGTACTTGATTTAGTTTATAGTACAATTCAAGAATGGATACAAAAAGAAATAACTGATAATGGATTACTTAGTGATGTTGAAGATTTTATAGTAACTGCACAAAATGAAAGACCACTTAAAACACCAAGTATTTGGATGCAGAAGCATAATTGGAAGCCTATTGAAGAACAATCAATTAATTCAAATTATGCTACTATGACTGTACAATTTCCAGTTGAATTTGATTGTATTGAGTATGCTAATGACCTTGAAGAAGGAGAACAACGTGCAAATAATCTTGTTGGTCGTGTTATTCAATCAATTTTAAGGCATTATGATAGAAGACAAATTAAAGGCGTGTTTAATTTTGTTGGACTTGAAATTGATGAAGGTTACCCGAATGGTGGTATTAGTATTAATGGAAAACAAGAAGTAATTCCTGTGGCTGGTGTATTATTAATTTTTAAGGTTAGTTTTATTTGGAATACGTGTATTGTTACTGATGATGCTGGAAATAGTAATTTAGATGATGCAGTAAAAAATAAAGAGATTAGTATTCAAAAGAATATGTTTCAATCACCAGATATTAATGGTACTGTTGATAGTGTTAATTTTAAGGATAGTGTTCTTGATGACAATTAAGTATGCGTATAATTATACGGAATATTCACATATTTTAAAAACACCTTTTAATTCTAACCTTTATTTTAATTGTACACATTCGTATACAAATTATAAAGGTACAACAAATATAAGAAAACCAAACATTCAATATATATAACTTAACAATAAAAATAGAATGGAGATGAAAATAATATGACTCAAGTAGTAAAAATCGCACTTGAAGAAGAATGGGGAAAACGAAGCGAAACAACCCCTCACTTATACATTAGAGCCGATGAAGCAGAAATCGGATTAAATGAAGATACACAAACAATGACAGGGGGAAGTAAAAGTATCCAAAGAGCAAGAAAAGGATACATGGAACCAGAAGGAAGTTTTAGTACAACTGTAGACACTAAAATAATGAGTACACTCCTATACTACCTTATGGGTAATTATAAATACACTAAAGGAGCTGGAGAGGAAAAAAATAAGCATGAATTTTGGTGTTCTGATAAAACAAGACTTCCATCATTCACAGGAACTGTATGCTATGATGTAGGTGACCAAGTTGTAGAAAAACCAGCTCTTGGAGTAGTACTTGATGAATTTGAATTAGAACTTGGTGAAGACCTTGCAACAGCAAAAAATAGTCTAATATACAAAACAGAAAAAGCAAGACAAATAAGCCAAGACGCTCAAACAATACAAGACTTAAATGGAATACCATTCATTGGGTATGATTGTACTGTTACACTTGATGGTGTATCTAGTTATGTTTTTACTGAATTAAAGTTTAGTCAAAAAAATAATCATCAAACAGATAATTGTAGAGGATTAGGAAGTCGTAGTTATGGTATTCAACCAAATACGGGTGACCGTGAAATAGAACTTGAATTAACTACTATTTTTTCATTAGAAAATATAACTAAGATTATTGAAAGTGATTATGGTGAATTAATTACTGATGATGATGGGTATTGGATACCTAGTAAGTGTAAACTTAAAACAATGCCTGTACAAATTAAATTACAAACTTGTGAAGATGCTACAGAGTATGTAACTTTTATTTTCCCTAATTGTCTTGTTGAAGTTGACCCTCTTTCTTATAAGGGTAGTGATGATATTGAAGTTAAACTTACTCTTACAGCAATGGGTAATAAAACTGTAAAACTTAATGATGGTACTACAACAAAGAAAACAGATTTTTATGCTATTGTTGTAAATGACCAAGAAAATGTAGACCGTAAAGTAACTAGTGGTGATGGTGGATAAATCCTTTTTATTCATACACACGCCTCGTTTAATCACCACCCCCCTTTAAATTTTTTAAACATTGGAGAGATATAATAATGAATTTTAATGATTTACTAGCAGGAACAGATGAAATAATAGAATTAAAATTAGAAACACTTGATGATACATTAAGTGTACGTAAAATTAATATAAAAGAAACACGACAATATAAAAGAATTGTAAATGAAGCACTTGGAACAATAAATACTACTGAACGTAGTGGATTCCGACAACAAAGAGGTACAGAAGCAATAGCAGAAATTAATGTAGCTGATACAAGTGATGCTGAATATAAAGCGAATGTATACTTGATAATGTGTAGTGTTAATATATTTGGTGAAGAACCAATTACTGAAGAAGATATTAATAATAAATTACCTGCTAATGTATTTAAAGAACTTGTTACTAAACTTAAAGAACTTAACGCATTAAATGATGATGTAAATCTTGAAGAAGAAGTAAAAAAGCATTAAAAACTAATGAAGGACAACATCTTATCAGAATGGATTTTTGGGGATATAAATTAGCTTCTACTTATAATGAATTAACATCTGCTCAAGCATTATTTTTAGATATTGGACGTGCAGAGTTAGAATATGAAAGAAATGGTGGAGATAAAGCTAAACATTCTAACAAGAACCATAATCGTATAAAACGATAAAGAATAGGGTGTTGTCCCCTATTTTTTTTATAAAAAAAGAAGGGGGAGGTGTATGTAATGGTAGATAGTCAAGTACTAAAAATAGTATTAAAAATGGTAGATGAAGCAAGTAAAGTAGCAGAAAAAGTAGATAAAAATATACAAAAAATAAGCGATACAAGTAAAAAAACAAGTAATACAACACAAACAAGTAGTAAAATTATACAAAACGCACTACGACAACAAGAACAAAGCACAAATAAACTAGCACAAGCATATAACAAGTTAAATACAACAGTACAAAATGTATTTAACAAAATTAAAAATACAATAAAAAACTCAAAACCAGCACAATATATTAAAGAAAGTAGCTTAGCTCAACCATTTCTTAATGCAGCCGAAAAAATAAGAAGTACATGGCAAACAAAAATGCAACAAGTAAAAAATATTACTTCAAGCTTATCATCTAACCTTACACCATCATTTAATCGTATTAGTAATACTGCAAGTAATACAGCAACAAGAATAAGTAATGTATTTACAAATGCAAAAGGAAAAATAACTCAAGCATTTAATGAAATACAAAAAGGCTATAATTATGGGTATAACCCACTCCGAATGGTTGTTGATACTAGTCAAGCACGAAATAGTATTTCATCATTCTTTGCACAAGCAAATGCGTTAGAATCAAGTAAAGTAGCAACTAGTAGAAGTAGATGGGGACAAATCGGATCAACAATTTCATCAACATTTACAAAACTAAAAAATGGTGCAACTGGAGCGTATAGTAGATTAAATCGTATTAATAATGCTCTTGGACCAATAGGTAGTGCTATTGCTGGAGCGTTTGGAGCAGTTGGAATATCTAGTTTAACTCAATTTACAATAGGTGCTGCACGTACCCGTGAAAAATTACTTAGTGTAACTGAATCAATTTATGGAAGTAAAGAAGCAGCTAATCAGTTAAAAACATCTGTAGTTAATGCGACACGGGGGACTGTTGTTGGTACAAATGATATGCTTACTGCAATAAACAGGATAGGTGTTCAATTTAAATTAACAAGTAGTGAAGCAAGTAAATTAACTCCTGCTCTCGCTGGTATAGGTACTGTTGCAACAAGTCTTGGATATAGTGGTGAACAAAGTATTGGAATGATGCAAAAAGCTATGCGTGGTCTTAATGGTCAAACAGTAACATTATGGCGTGGATTTAGTATTACAAAAGAACAATTAATGAATGCTGGTTGGAGTGGAGCACGTTCTGATGTTGAAGGATATAATAAAGCTCTTGAAAAAATAATTGGTTCTACAAAAGAATATCAAGCTTATACAAATTCTTTTGAAGGAAAAATGATGCTATTTAAAAAGAGTTTAAGTGCAGTTGGACTTGAAATTGGACAAATACTTCTTCCAATTCTAACAAAATTACTTGATATTTTTATTAAAGTTCATACTACGTGTCCTCAGTTAACTGAAGCTCTTGTTTTAATTGGTTTAGCTATTATGGCATTAAGTAGTATTGCTATGGTTATTCTTCCACTGATGGAATTAATAAAAGCAATTAAATTAGTAACAATGGTTCAATGGTTATGGAATGCTGCATTAGATGCGAATCCGATTGGAATTGTTATTATTGCAATTGCTGCTTTAATTGCAATTCTTGCTTATTTATATTTTAATAATGAAGAAGTAAGAAAAGCTATGAATGATTTTGCAGCATTTATTTATGGTGGACTTAGTAGTGCATGGGATTATTTATGTGGTTGTGTAAATAATACTGTACAAGCGTTTAATAATTTTTGTAATTGGATTTGGAATCTTCCAGGTAATATTTATCTTGCATTACAAGGTATTATTCAAAGTATTATATTATGGGCTATTGCATTAGGACAACAAGCATGGACTGCAGGAAGTCAATTTGTAACAAACATTATTATATGGATTATGCAATTACCAACACGAGTTTGGATATGGCTAGTAAATACATTAACTAATATTTATTTATGGGCATCTCAATTAGTAACAAGTGCAATACAAGCAGGAAGTCAATTTGTAAATAATTATATTAATTTTATGCGTACATTACCAACACGTGTATGGTCATGGCTTTTAAATACAATTAATCGTGTTAAAACATGGGCTATACAAATGAAAACACAAGCACAACAAACAGCACAAGGATTTATAAATCGTTTTGTATCATTTATTAAATCACTTCCTATACGTGCATGGCTTTATCTTAATTATACAATTCAAAGAGCAAAAACATTTAAAAACTTAATAATAGCAGTAATACGACAAACAGCTAGTAGAATGGTTCAAAGTTTCTGTAATAAAATACGTAAACTTCCAAGTGAAATGTGGAATGAATTAATGCGGATAAAAGACCAAATTTTAAGAGGAATTGGACCTCTTGGAAGTGCAATAAAAAGTTTAGGGTCTAATTTACTTAAAAAATTTAAAGATGCACTTGGTATTCATAGTCCGGGTCATATGTTTTACGCTATTTATGATGAAATGGGTAGAATTGCTGATAATCTTATTAAAAATAAAAATACACTTGGAAAAGAAGCTAAAAATCTTGGTCAATCAATGATTAAAGGATTTGATAAAAATAATTTTGAACAAATGAATGATATTTTTATGCAGGCTACTGATAGTCTTAAAATGCCTGAAATAGATATGAATAATGTTCAAACAGCAACTCAAGAAGCATTAGTTTCTCAAAAAACAATATTCCAACAACAAACAAGTACTCAGCAACAAGAACCAGTTGATAATACTAATCCATTACAAAATACAACAATACAATTACCAACGACACAAATGAATACAGATGCAACTCAAATTACAAATGCATTTACAAATATGGCAACAATGATTAATCCACAAATAATGAGTATAGCAAATATTTTAAACACACTTTCAACAACAAGTACACAAAATAAAACAACATTACTACAAAATAATACACAAACAATGCTAAGCTTACAAAATCTTACAAATACAAGTACATTAAGTATGCAAAAAACAATACAAAACAATAATACTACAATTCAAAGCTACAAAACACTACACAACAAAATAAATACAATGCTACAAAACATACAAACAAAAAATACACAAAGCTGGACACACATAAAAACAACAACACAAAATAATCTTAAAAGTATGCTAACAAGTACACGTAGTGTAACTAGTCAAATGGTTTCCGCGTGGAATAGTATGAAAAATAGTATTATTTCTGCTGCTGAAAGTATCCGTAGTCAAAGTACTCACAGGTTTAATCGGTTATGGAGTACAATTAAAACATTTTATAATCGTATACGTAATCCGGGTGGTGCTGGACCTGCAAATCGTGCAAGTAATAGTCGAGTAAAACGTAATCGTGCAACAGGTAGTATTGGAAGTACTGTTCGAAATAGTTTAAATAATGCTATAAAACCACGTCGTAACCGGATAAGTGCTTCAAAAATAAAACCATTAATTCCACAAATGGATATGGAATATATACTTCCATTTGGAACAAGTAGTCTTCCAACACAAGATTTAATTAAATATATGACTAATCCAAATCTTGGAGCAGGTTGGAATAATATAATACAACCTAATACTAGTTGGATTAGAAAAAAATCAAATGAATGGAAAATGAATGGTCCAAAAGTATTTGGAAAATATCCAACAGGAAATAACTTGTTTAAAGTAAAAGAATTTGAAAATGGAACCCCACGTATAAGTTATGGTACATTTAAAACAATGGCTGAAAATGTATTCAGAAATATACATTATGATTTCTATTGGAATAGTGAAAAATATGGTAATTGGCGTGCTGCAGCTATGAGTGGTGGTATGAATTGTGATGATAGTACTGAATTTCTTATGGCATTAGCTAGAGCTTGTGGATTATCTGCACGTAAAGTTCATGGTCATTGGAATAATCTTGGACATTATTGGGCTGAAATTGAAGGGCATAAAATGGATACTACTGGTTTTATGCTTGGTAAAGGTTGGACTCCTAGTCAGAGTCATGCTGGACCTGCTCCTTCTTCGTGGAAAATGTTTGAATCTGATAATACTGATAAGTCGGATACTATTATTCATGGTGGAAGTATTGATTTTAATTTAAATATTAATGTTGATACAAATGGTAATGTTGATAGTGAGCTTATTAAACAAGGTGTACAAGTTGCATTATCAGATAATGAAATTTTAAAACAAATTGCTACAAGTTCAAAGTTTCAAGATTACGATAATAAAACAAAAATTCGATTAAATAGAAGTATTGAAAGAAAAGGATAAAAAATAACTAATTACATGTATATGTAGTATAGTATTTTTTTACTCCTTTTTCATTAATTTTTTAATAGGCATCGTATGGAGGATACGATAAATGGCAAAAATAAAATTATTTCCTAACAAAGCAAGAGTAAAAGGAAATTTAATAACAGAATGGGGAACATCACAAAAAGACCCTTATTATTTTGAAAAATTTCATTGTGATGTATCTTATCTTAAAAAACAAAAAATAAAAGATGTTACACTAGCAACGTATAAAATAACTCCAAAAGGCGAACCAATTACAATGACACTTACAACAGGTGCAACAACACAAATAAGTCAAGAAAATGATATAGTAACAATTACTGCAACATTAACTGACCAAAACAAAGTACCAGTCGTTGAACAAGAAATAAGAATTATAGAAAATAATATATTATTAGACCAGCAAGTAACAAACGCTAATGGACAAATAAAATACGAATACACAAATAATGAAAGTGGGACACATACATTAACATTCTATACTCTAACACAAAATGGGTACAGTCCTGTT